GTCGCTAGGGCTATGATTCCCAGAAATAAGTTGGGGGAGAGTCTCCCCTCCCCCTTAGTCTTATGCGCCTTTAGATCCATACACGCAACGAGGATCAGAGTAACCGTAGCTATAACGCTCACGGGCTTTGAATCGTACATTACCTGTATCAAAGTCGCCTTCCATCTTCGTAGACATCCCCATACGTTCAAAGTGAACGAAACCTCGAGGAGCATCCGTCTTAATGAAGAATGCATCAGTGTCTGTAAGATAGTGGTTAACGGTATATCCCTGCGGAAGCATACCCATGTTACGCATCGCGTTAACATCATTGTCCGCAGAACCTGGACGAAGAGTGGACTCAAGAAGACGATCCGCCACAAACTGAAGTGCGGGAGGAACAATCAACTTCTGACCACGAACCGAAACTTTAAGGCCGCGCTCATCAACAAAGGCTGCAATGTCAATAAGAGCATTCTCAAGGCTGGTTTCGTTCAAATCAGCATCTGTGCTGGGTTCGTTAGCAAGAGAACCGTTATTTACAAGAGGATGGTCTGTAGCACAAAGCTCCTTACCATCACCACCTGCGAATGTGCTATCAAAAGCATTGTTTAACGTAGCTGCGGCTTTCACCTGTTTGGTGTTAGCCATACTACGAGCCAAAGCTTTTGTGTAGCGGGAAGCAAGACGATCATAAAGATTATCTTCAATTGCTTCTTCCGTAATGGAGAAAGCAAGTGCGATAGTCTCATGGGTATATCTTGCAGTGTACGCTTCTTGTGCATCGTCAAAAGATACAGCGGAACCTTCACCCTTAACAGGTGCTGATCCAAAACCAGAAAGCATTACCTCTTCTTCAAAGGCTCTCTCTGAGGACTCTGTATCATAAATCTCAGATGACTCATCGGCATACCTAGCATACTCAAGGCCGAAAAGGGCATTGAGGCCAGGTTCTAGCTCTTTTGCTAGTTGGGCTCTACTAATAGCCATTTTTCATTCCTCCTATACGCCAGTGGTTGAAGGTGTACCCGAAGCAATGGACCCAGTAGGTGCATTGAACGAGTTATTCAACCTAACAATTACGCCAACGCCAGCAGCTGCAAAATCCTCGTTCTCAGGATCTTCCTGCCAACCCATGACGCGAAGTGCCAAAGAATTGGTAGTTGCCAGCGTACTAACAGCCAGACGACCCAAAGAAACGCCAGTAGCGTCAGTTCCCGTGATGCCCGTAGAAAGATTTGCGTTCAGGAAGACACTTGCACGAGTATTTGCCTTACTTGTCAGAGACGCATCAGATGCAATTAAATACAACTGATTTGGGTCATCGTTGATAAAAGCCTTCACTGGGTGGTTGCTATCTGCACCTGATCCAGGCCAGTGATTGCTAAATGTTGTTTTTCCAGTGACACTAGAGACAAACTCACATCCTTGAAATACGCCCAGATGACTGACTGTACCACCAGCGGCGTTAGCCGTGTGGTCGATAAACCCTGAAGCAAGAGGAATAACCAATTGCCCATGGTAGATACTGTCAGTGTTACCGTTAGCGATTTCGTATGGAGTATATCCAGTAAGGCCAGTGGAATTTGTGCCTCCGCCCAATTTACTTATGGGGCGTAGGCCAAAGCTTCCGTTACTATTAGCCATCTATTTTCTCCTAGTCCTCATTTTGAGGACCTCCAAAAGTTACACGAGACTGCCTATCAGGATTATTGATAGGCATTGCCGGGTGTTGTTCACGAGCTAAATCGTTATCAACAGCGGCCATTTGATTGAGAGTCATGTTGCGAAAGTGAGCATCACGTTCCTCAACAATCTCCAGAGGAATTCTTGCAAGCAATAAGCCACCTACGCCTATAACACCAGCATGTTTACCATCTTCAACAGTAGGGGCCTCAAAGTCAGGATATTCATCACCACGTACCAGTTCCCATCCCTCTCGAGATCGTGCTGCTACGTTTTTACGGTCATCAAAACCCATTACTTCAGACCTGATCCATCGATGTTTGTAACCATCTGGAGCGGGTGGTGCGTCCAACATGGACGGGGGCTTCCAAGGTCCTTTGCGTACTTGCCTTGCACGGGTTTGGTTGGCTCTCGGCGTTCTCGTAGACTTTTGGCGAGTTGTGTTCTCAGTAGTCATGATTAATCCCTCACATATTTTGCGTATTCTTCAAGCGGTACATTTAACCTCTTTGCAATAGCAACTTGAGACGGCGTTAATCGCACAGTTTTTCGTCCACTTCTATTGCGGGATGCGGAAGCTTCGGCTGACGCAACCTTGCGGCTTCCCCCGGTGATTTTAGACCTAGAATCGAACTTATGTGGAAATTCGACTTTTAGTCTGCTGTCAAGTTCAGCATAGTAGTCATCAGACTGAGGGTCAAACCCCTCTTCTTCCACAAGTCTCCTATGAATACCAAAAGCACCATATGTCATAACTTCGTCTTGTCCAAACCAGTTATTGTTTTTTGCCCACGCTTCCGCTTTTGGGTCTGGTTTTGCGGGAGGCGCGGAAGGAGCAGCGGCGGCAGCAGGTTGAACCACTTCAGCTTCTTCGGTATTTTCGGCCCTAATAGACCTTAAAGTTCCTTTTTCGACACTAAGATTAGCCAAGATTTCTTGAGCATCAACAATTTTATCAACATCCCCTACTTCATGGGCTTGTTTCAAAATATCTTTGGCTGAAGTAATCTGATTAGTAACTCTGGACTCAAACTGTTCTTGATAGCCCTTATCCAGAGAATCTATACGCTTTTTAAGGTTTTCATTTTCCTTGCGTACATTATCCGCATACTCAACGGCTGATTGTTTCTGTCGCTCTTCTTCACGAAAACGCTTAGTTAAATTATTTATTCTGCCTTTTACGCCAGAACTATATTCATCAAGCTCGTCTTCAGAAGATCCTTCGGCAGATACCTCAGTAATTTCAGTATCACCTTTCTCTGAATCATCCGAAAGGCTTACATCTACTGCTTCTTCCTCAGTATCTCCAATATCAATTTTAGTTTCTTCAGGCATGGTCTATCTCCATGATTAAATTCTTCTTTCTATATATGCTTAATGTCGTCAGGTTCTAAAAGTGTAGCGATAACTTCATCGTCATTGATGATGCGTACCTCTCCACCTTCAATTTTAAATCGGGAGCCGGCATAACGGCCAATACAAACCCAATCACCTTCAGAACACCAAGGTTGCCCGTCTGGGCCAAATTTGCCAGGGTCTTGATATGCAAGAGGTCCAACCTTCAATACATATGCAACTACCGTAGCAAGTGCTTCTCTATCACGAATAGCGTCAGGGATGTGTACCCCACCATCCGTAGTAGCTTTACCCATATAGGGCATAACAAGAAGTCTCCAGCCAGTAGGCTGGGGCAGTCTTTCTTTAAGTTTTTTAGAAACCAAAGATGGGTCTAGGACTTTTTCATTCTTGTTTACGTAAGGTGTGTTTAGTACTTTCGCTTTCTTCTTTTTCTGCGAATCCAGAACATTTTCTGGAACGTATAGAGTTTTAGTCATTCTTCCTCCGTTGATTGCAGGAGATCTATAATCTCCTGTTCTGCGAACTCTAACCCCCTTAGTTCTCCCGTCAACTGCCTAAAAGACTCCATGTCTTTAGGAGTGCCGTGAAGGATAGCGTCCTGGGTTAATTCTATGCGACCTCTTATAGCCTTTAATAAAGAATAAGCAAAGGTCGTTGGGTCAGCCATTAAAAAGACCCCTTAAAGTTCTTGCCCGCAATAGCTCCGCCCTTGGAATACTTAATAGGACCACGAGCTTCCTCCGTCATACCACCTTGCATGTAGCCGAGTTCGTCTACAGATCCGCCCATTTCAAACTTTTGAACACCTAATTGCTTTCTAGCTTTTTCTGATTGCTCTGGAGTGGATTTATTAATAACAATCATGGATTGTTCAACATCATAAGGACTTTCTTCTTCTTTAGAAGTAGTTATCCCCATAGCCTCAATGACGGCAGCATCAGAAACTTTTTCTTTAGACTCAGCCATCAGAAAGTTCCTTCTCCACCGTTGTCATTGTAAGTAAAACCCTTGACTTGAGCAGGAGGGGTTCCCTGAACACGAGCCATGCCGCCATCAGCCATGCCCATAACTTTGTCTACAGAAACACCTTCCATTTTAGCAACAGCTCCTGGGTTTTTCTCTCGAAGAGCCCTTTGGCCTTCATTTAAGCCACCCATTGCCATTTCCATATCATTCATCGTGTTTGCTTTTTTCATAAGATTCCTCGCTTTCCTCTTAGGAATATCCATTTGTTCAGACATCTGATTCATCATTTCTCTTTTAGCCATTAGAAAATCCTCACTTCCTTAATAACACCACCATGACCACGTTTAACAGCTTTAACTCTCCTGGGCTTGCCAGCAGGTTGCCCTAAACGCTTTTTCTGAGAAATCCTAGACCTCTTCTCAGACGAGGTTAGTTCACTGGACGTTTTAGGGGTCTTCTTAGATACACGCTTGCTAGGTCTGCAATAAGGTGTGCCTCTTTTCTCACCCTTTTTCCTACCGCAAGGCTTACCCGTTTTTACATCAACCCACTTTTCTTTAAACCAGCGTTTAAGATCAGATCCCTTTTTTGTTTTACGAACAGACATCAGAAAATCTTAACCTTACGACCTTGATATCCACGAGCAACACCACCTATAGCCCGTTTTGTCTTGCTAGGACTGTTACCCCAGTTCTTCGCGCCAACCTTACGACACTTTGCAATCGCTCCAGAAGCATATGCCGAAGGGAACACTTTGTACCGAGATTTTACTTTACTATAACAAGCGTCTTTTTTCGACATCAGTATAACAATCCCCTATGTTTATCAAAAAAATTTAATATCACTCATTCGATAAAATCTTGTCCCTTAATTGTCTGATGGTGCGTTGAGAACTATCACGATCCCATTTCAAGTCAGTAATCTGATCTTCGAGGAGTTTTTGGCTCCATTTCAAATCTACAACTTGGCTTTCTAAATCCTGTATTTTACGGATCAGGTTTGGTGCTGACCAAGCATTATAATCCATTAGCACTCCCACCTTCTACGAGCTTGCCTAATACGGCTATTAGGATCATTCCTCGTTTTAGCAGAACTCTTCTTCAACTGACCCAAGGATCTAGCGCAATAACTCTTTCTGCGTTTAGCCGCAGCACTTCCTTTTTTAACTTTACCAGTGACAGCGGTTTTAAGCTTAGAACCGGGATTAGCCTTACGATACGCTTTAACACCTTTAGATGTCATACCCGCACCACTTTTGGTAGGGCGGTAATTTGCACCCTTGCCTTTAGTTGTCCGCTTAATCGGTTTAGAAGGTTTTCTAGCCATATTTTTTCACGTAAAGAATTATTTCTTATCACTGTATAAGTTATCGAAAGTCACCGATGGGTCCATATAACTTCCATCTGACTCGGCACTGTGTGTCCACTGACTTGGCTTAAAGTCTGGAGCACCTTTACCTGTCTCCCACAAAGCAGGACTTGTTGTTCTAACGCGGTTGTTTGGCAAAGCTACTATATTTCCTGTCCATGATCCAGCATCTGTAAGTTCAATAACATGACTTTGTTTATGTTGAGCTGGATCATCCGAAATGCGTGACCCAGTGTAATCAACAGTAAACATATACCGCCCTGTATAAAAATCTCCACCTATTTTGCAAAGCCAAGGACTAGAACTTGTTCTGTCATACTCTACTACAGAATGATCTCTAGAGCTGCAATCCCAAGGCTGTGCATGATGAGTGACCATCCTATCAGGCCATACCTCTAAGGGTGTATCCGCAACAAGAGCCGTAATAGGCATCCTTGCCCACATAGCACCTCCATGGATATTTTCATCATCTGTGTCGTCGCTTTCACAACCCGTGAAAATAACTTGGAAACTCAAACAACGATCTGGAATCGTAGTAACTGCAATCGCCATAGCATGAAGATAATCTCCATGGTATTTCTCATGATTGTGCGTGAATTCTCTTCGCACCCAGCAATGAAAATGCGGGATGTTGCTCTGCAAGTAAGACATTAAAAATGCCTAACGCCACCTTTTGCAAAGCCTTTCTTTTTCATACCGCCTTTAGCAAAACCTTTCTTGTTCTTCATGGCAGAACCGCCACCCGCCATCTTACGAGTGCCGCCTTTTTTCTTCATAGCCGCACCGCCACCCATCATCTTACGAGTTCCGCCTTTTTTCTTCATAGCCATAGTATCAACTCCTTTATTGTTACGGTTTACACCAGTTAATTGTCTAGGTGTCTGTGCGCGAGAAATAGACATTAAAAAACCTCGCTAATTTCCCTGTCTTGTCTGTTGCTCAATACGATCTCTGTTAACCTCTGCACGTAGAAGAGCAATGTCTTCCTGAGAATCAATCTTCTCTCGAACAAGTTCGTTACGATCTTCTTGCTTCTGTTCTTCAAAGTTGTGCTTAACTGAGAATTCTTGAGACTTACGCTGAACATCTGCGGCTTTTATATCAAGCTCTTTAGATCGAAGTTCTACAAGAGGATCAACCTCACCTTCGGGCGGAGGCATCAGGGCGGACATGACTTCCTCTGTATATTGAGCAATAAGTTCTGCAACTCTTGACTCTACATCAATCTGAGGAGGTTGTTGACCCGTTTGAACCGCCTGTTCCATTCCAACACGCATCTCCGCATCAGCTACACCACGAGCCTTAAAGGCAATGTGTTCACATAAATGAGCTTGGAGTAGCGCAAACACAGGAGGAGAAGACGCCGGAATAGGCGTCTTCATAAAGACTATGTGGGTTGCGATATGAGCATCATGATCCTGTGTTGGGAAAGCCTGTAAAGTCTCCTGTATAATTGACTTAGCATTCTCAATTGCCGGATCAGTAGGTTGTGGTGGTTGAGGAGCTGGCAACAAAGCCTCAATGTTATGGACCCCTATAGCTTCATAAATACGACGATAGGCTTCATACAGATTGTGCATCTGAGGATTACTTTGAGCTAACTGAAGCTGAGTTTGAGCCAAGGCTAAACGCTGAGACATTGAAAAGATGTTAGGATCTGAAACAGGAATGACATCTACTCGATCATCAAAATCCGTCTGCTTAATCGTAGCCTCTCCACCGTACACATTATACGGGTACATGGGAGGAAGGGATTCTGCGAACACACGACTTAACATCCTGAACTCTTGTTTCTGTGCATAATGTAATCTTTTGTGTATGGCAGACATCACCTTCGACCCACGCTCCAACAGAGCAACCGTGGTTCCCACCGCAGCCTGTTGATTTCCATCTCCTACTTGCATATCAGAAATCGCTGCAAACCTTCGTCCAGCGTCTACAACAAAACCCAAAAGAGCCATTAGAGTCTGACTCGGTTCCTTGTAAGGAAGTGGTAATATACTGTCTCGTAAAGCACCGCCGGGAACATCAATATCGCGAAACTCACCAGGAGAAAGAGGTTCATCAGCATCACGGATGCGAATACCACGAGCCTTAAAACCAGCGGGAAGATTAGCAAGTGTTCCAGCATCTATAAGTTGCCTCATAATAGAGGTTGCAGAACGACCTAAACCACCAATCATATGGAGAAGACCAAAACCATAGAAGCCTAAACCTGGTAGGAACTTGTAGTGGGAGAAGTACTGAACCTTACGGTAATATTCATCACCTTCACGCCAGTTGCGGCGAACCGAAAGAACTTTTGAGCTTCCTTCGTCTATTGTGACTATGTATGGAAGTTTAATTCCTGTCTGCTCACCGTCAATAGGGCTTACGTGTTCAAAGCCCGGTAAATCTAAGTCGGTGTGAACTTCGAGAATGGTGCAATCTTGATCATCAGCACCTGTCTTCTCAACACCCATCAAGCTACGCTCTTTTTCCCTAACTTCATCTCCATCATCATAAGGAGAAAGTTCTATGTCTCTATAAAAACCAGCCGCTTGAAACTTACGAACATCATTAGTGTTCATACGGATCAAGTGAGTAATTCGAGAAGCAGAATTTAAATCGGTAGCGTTATAAGGAACATAAAGATCATCAGCCGGAACAAATCTGGAAACCGCTCGATCAAGAATATCATCAAAGTAGACTTTCTTAAACGCACTTCCAGCTAACGGTAAGTAAAACAACAAACGATCCATCTCAGGATCATACTCATCCATAACATTGGTTATCTGGTAGTTCATAAACTCTTGAACGCGACGAGATTGGGCTTCCACCTCAGGAGTTGCTGCACCAACAACCTGAGTTCGGACAGGTCCAGAACTAGGAAGAAGCTCTTTGTAAGCCTGTGCTTGAAACTGTGTTACCGCTTCAGCAATAAGAGGGTGAGTTACACCACTTGATCCTCGAAAAGGCTCTTCACGTTGTTCGTAGCGAATACCTAAAAGTTCCAAGCCCTCAGTGTAGGCATCTTCCCACTCCTGACGACCACTTTTATCGTCCTCATAATAACTAATAAGTTCTGAGGAAATATCCATCAGATCTCGTTCATCCATGACTTCGGCTAGATTAGCATCCTGTTCAGCCTGAAGTTCTTCCGACACAATCTTGTCAAAATTAAGAACTACGGAACCGTCTTCTTCTTCTATAATTTCAGTTGGATCTTCAACTTCCTCAACGTCAATTTCCTCAACGTCAATTTCCTCACCCAAGCCACCCAGAGGCATACCTTGAGAAGGCATCGGGGATTCAATCAGAGAAATAGGTTCCTTCGCCATTACTTACTCACTTTCTTATACTTTTCAAATGATCTCAAACCACCAAGCCCCAACATTCCCATCAAAACCGGCATCATTTCACTCATGTCCAAGGCCGGTAGATCAACAAGGTAACCTGTCTGTGCCAGTATGAATTGTGTTATTGGCAAAACGACATAGGTCCAACTCAAAGCCACCCCGCAGGACCATCCAATGAAGGGACGCCACCCAGCGACAAAGATAGAGCGGTGGGCCGCTTCTGTCTTGTTTATATCTAACTGAGCAAGATCTATCTTTGCCAAGTGTATTGTGAGTTGAGCCTCAATTTCACGCTCTGCAGCGGCTCTTTTTTCCTTGTCTTCTGGTAGGAATCTGCCGGCTACTTCCATGACACTCGGTAAAACTGCGCTTAATAAACCCATCATGTCATTGAGTTTTCCCATTAATTTTATGGTCTAACATTCTATCATCCCCAACAACTCTACGTAACTCGTGGTTGCTAATTTTGGAAGACGGAATGTATTGCCAAGTTCGCCCAAACTCACCATTTCGCTCAAAAATCGTTTCTCTTAAACCTATATGAATAATAACAACTTTTTCACCATCAAGTATACAAGTTTCCATTGGTTCAAAACCAGGAGTGGTCTTCCATTTCCATGCAGCGATTAAGTCAGACGCCCAATCTCGAATAGCTAGACCAGCGGTCACGGTTATAATAAACCCAACCCAGGCTACCCAGCCGCTTGGTAATTCAATTTCAGGCATTAGTCGCTTAAACTCCGTAAAGTATCGATAACATATCCCGAATCAGAGGGCCATTTGGCTTCTGATCGTTTGATAGCGTCGTCCATACTAGTAGCATACAGTTCGTGCAGAATCATATTCTCGTATTTAAGTGGAATAAATCCTTTATAGTCTTCACCAGAACGTACAGTGTCTCGAACAATTTCGTTAAATACTGCGACTTCATATTTCATATTAACACGCCGGTCCAGTACAACGGTTTATATAAATAATATATATTGGAATAGCTATAAGTGAGAGTAGCATTACTAGTTTTGCTGTCTCTTTTGCCCAGTACATGTGACGTGCCTTCTTAGCTCTAGCTTTTCCTTCCGCAGATTTAATGCGTTTTTGTCGGGCTTCTACTCGCTTGGCCCTTTCTGCTTTGATTAGTTCAAACGTGCCGTAGCCAAATTTTGCATCTAGGTCTTGCGCGAGGTTCTTTAGCGCCTGTGCGTTATTTTTCTCTGCTATAATATCCGTAGCAACTACAGATATTGAAGTTTCATCTACGTTTGGATCGATCTTACGTTTTTGTGGTTTTTCGGTGTGGCTAAATAGGTTCTCAATAGAACCTGCAATTTCCTTGATGTCGGTGGCAGATTCTAATAGCTTTTTAGCTCCTGCTATGGCGACGCCTATGGTAATTGGGTCCATAACTTAACCAATAAAAGCTTTTAAATGTGGAAACACCTGCAAGAACATAACAATGCCAAGTAGTCCCCACACAATTCTTTCTAAGGCACGTAACCTGGTTGAATGACTGTCTAGCCGATCTTTATGAATAACACCCATAGCTTCTACAGCCTTAAGCTG